CCAACTTGCGGCACTGGCAGCGGCTGCACCATGCCCGGCGCGTCCATGCGCACGATACCGCCGGGGCGGGACTGCAGCATGTCGTCGAGGTTCACGCGACCTTCTACAACCGCAACACGGGCGTCGTTGGTCAGGTACAGGTTGTCCAGCACGCCGCGCAGGGCGACGGACTTCACGCGCTGAATGTCCGTGACCATTTCGGCAACGCTGCGGCCAACAAGCCGGTGCGGGACGCGGATCGGGGTCGCGCATACGAACGGGGCGCTGTCTACAGGCTCGACGTCCAGAACGTGGTTAGACTGGCCGATGGTCAGCACCTTATGCAGCGTCGGAATGCCGGTTTCGTGCATATCCAGCGGCATGTAGGATTCGACAACGCGGACCAGTTCGTTGTTGCGCAGGGCGTAGTTGTGCGTGCTGCCGCCGTCGATTTCGTCGTGGCGTACTTGCGTTTCCTGTTCGTCGAAGCCTTCGCCAAGGCCAACGTGGGCCTCAACCTCGTCGCGGTCGTAGCCCTGCGAGACGAGGTCGCCGACGGTCTGGTAGGTCCGCATCGCCAAGAACGTGGCGTCTTCGACCGACGTGGCCTGCGGGCTGAACAGGAAGTCCTCCGGGGCGACGTTCTCGATCTTAATGCGGCTGTCCCGGCGGGTGCGGCGCAGCTGTACGTCAAAGGTTTCAAACAGCGCTGGTTCGGCGTCCGTGCTGATCGACACGGCTTCCAGCACTACGACGTCTGGATCATCGGCCAATGCAGCCACGTCGAGTTCGGTCAGCCCCTCGTAGGTTTCGACCGCGTAGGTGATGTCGGTGTCAAAGAACGCGCGCGCTACGCCGGTCTTATACAGCAGCGCGTCTTTAATCAGGTCGCTAAGGATCAGGTAGCCGTTGTTCTGCGAGGCAAAGATGCTGTTGACCAGCACGGTTGCAGCTTCCGCTTTGCTGGCGTCGTCGGGGTGCCGTGGCAGGAAGCGGAAGATTTCGCCGGAGCGCATGAACACTTCCAGCAGCGACGACATAAGGTGTTCGACCACGTCCGCCACTTCGGTCGCCACGATAGACGACTTGCCGTCCGGCACGGTGTTGAACTGTTTGCCAAGATAGAACTCGGTAGCCTCAATGCGATCTGCGGACAGTTCGCTGTCGCTGTAGCCTATCGCGGCGTCAAGTTCAGCGCCTACGCGGGCGCGGATTTCCTCGCGGTCGAGCATGTTAGCCGCAATACTTGCCGGACTTCATTTTGACGCCCTTGGTGCCTTTGGCTTTGGATTTTCCGTACATATCAACAGTTCCACTTCTTGCGTGACCAGTAGTTGGCCGAGAATTTATCGGCTGTCCCTTTGATCCCACCGGAGCGGGCGCAGTAGGACGCCTTGCGTTTTGGCTGGTCTTTCTTGATCGACATATTGGGGTCGCCGAAGCGCACCAGCCGGACTTCGTCGCCCTTTTTCGCAGCCACGACAAATTTCTTGGACGAGCCTGGTTCGGCGCGACGTGGTTTATTGTAACCCTGGAAGGTGATACCGCGATGCTTAATTGCCATAATCAGACGTATTGTTGCCCATTGTCGTAATTTAATGTCTTACCATAGGAGCGGTGTCGCCCGCTACCCGCCTTGGCTGCGGTGCTGGCAAACGTCAGCATCAACGCGTCGGCCAAGTCAGGGCTGCGCTGGCCCCGGCGTTTCAGCTCTTCCTTCGACTCTACCTTGAGTTTACCGTTTGACTGGAACTTGAACCGTGGCGCGGTTAGTTCGGCCTGCAGTACACCGTCGTCTTTGGGCAGGCTGCAATCGCGCTGCTCTAGCCACTCGCGGCACTGGAACCACAGTTCGTCGCGCAGGCGTAGGTACTTCTGTGACAGCGCAGCGGACTCGGCCACGTTGATCCCGCGTACCGGCACGAAGTCCATTTCCTTGAGGCGGTCCACGACGCCAGCGCCAAGGCCAATCACGTCTACAAGGATTTCGGCGGGGCGGTCGTCGTAGCTGCAGGCGTCGAACTCTTCCAGCACGATGCCGCAGATTTCCATTAGGTCTTTGCCCTGCCACGCCTTGATCGGCTCGACCAGGCTGTTGCCACGTCGTTTGGCTAGAGCAGTCCGGTCGCTGCCATAACGCGCAACGTCGAGGCCCCATACCGGTCGCAGACCCTGTAAAGGTTCCACGTCTCGCGTGAGCGCAGCTTCAACCAAGTGTAAGGGTATGATCGTGTCATCGTCCGCCTCGGGGAACAGCCCGTAGACGCGGACCCGCATCTGGTTGGAATCCTCGCCGTACTGCTCGCGCATTTCTTCGATAAAGCCGGGGCGGACGTAATCGGCGTCGGCGCACGAAACCGTCATCGTGGCCCAGCGATCTACGTTTTTGTTGAACGCGTCGTAGAAATACCCGCTGCTACGGGTCGGGTTGCCGCACATGACGATTTTTGCGCCCGGCGTGGATAGCGACCCCTGCCCGACTTCGAAGATAATATCAGGAATGCCCGACGCTTCATCTAGGATGAACAGCATGTTTTCGGAATGAAACCCTTGCAGAGATTCGGGGGAATCCCGCCGACTGGTGCGAGCCACTGCGTAGGATTCGCCGCCGCCGCGTAGCGAGATTTTGTCGCTGCGGAACTCCAACTGCTCCTTGAACGCGGGGTGCATCTGCCGCGCCCAGCGCGCTACTTCGGGCCACAGTACGTCGCCAAGCTGGCTGGCCGTGTTGGCCGTACAGGCCGCTTTGACCGGATAGTGCGTACACAGCCACCACAGCAGCACCCACGACAGAAACGCCGTCTTGCCAACGCCATGCCCCGACTTGATCGCTACGCGGTCGTTGTCGCGGATTGCTTCCAGCGCCTCGCGTTGCCACCGCTGCGGGGTCGCGCCAATGATGGTCCGCACAAACAGCGCTGGGTCTTCCCGTAGCCGCAGCAGGGCGCGCTGTTCGTCGGTCAGCTGATCCAGCGCTGGCAGCGCGGCGTCCGGGGCGGCCGGCTCGGCCGGTACAGGCGCAGGAGCGGTCGGCTGTGCGGTGGCTTTGGGCTTGCGGGGCTTGCGGGGCTTAGCCATGACGGCGGACCTCCGGTAAAAAAATGCCCCGACGGCCAATGTGGGAACCGCCGGGGCCAGTGCAGCAGCGTTGAACTTGATGGGAGGACAAGTCGGGCCGCAGACGCGCAGACAAGAGAGATAACGGAGGAAAGCTCAGCGCGTTTCCGTGGTGTACCAACTTGTGATGGGTAACGTCAAGCATTGTTTTTCGGGCCGTATCCGTTGCGCTCTGCCCAGGCGACGACTTCCGCCTCGCAGTAGTGGACCGCAGAGCGGTTGTCCTTGACGCGGGGCAGCGGGTCGATGCTGCGGCGGGCGAGCTTGTTTAGCGACTGCAGGTGCAGGCCAAGGTATGCCGCCGCTTCGGGGCTGCGCCAGTTGTACGCTTTGTCGGCGCGGACGATCTCCGGGTACACCGGGCGTGGGCCGGGGCGCGGTACGTCGCCAACGAAGAACGCGCGGTAGTGCTGGTCCACCCAGTCGATGTAGTACGCGCGCTCCTGCGGCGATAGCTGGTGGAACGGTTTGTTGAACGCTGGGCGGGGCGGTCTATTCGCCATGGCGTAGCAGCTCCGATAAGGCCAACGCGTTCCAGACCACAGCGTCGTCGTGGCAGATGTCGCCCCACTGTGTCGGCTCGTCGGTAATGACGTCGTCGCACAGCTCGAACGCATGGCGCAGCAGCGCGTCTTTGTAGCGCGCGGGGTCCGGTACGTTGCGCCAGTTGTCACGGCCGTACTGGGCCGCTCCGTGGTCGTTGCGCCAAATCGTGCGCAGGAGCGCGTCGCGGCCCGGCAGGCGGACCAGGCCGGACCATTGCGGCTTGTCGGCGTCGTTTTTGCGGAAGGTCGTCATGGGGCTGTAGTGGTCCTGAAAAAACGAAGGGGGGGGGGGTGGGGGCGTATCAAATAATAAGTACCGGTCGGTCTGCGCGCGACGGGGGGGGTCTAGGGGTCGGGGTCGTCGTCCTCTGCCGCCAAGGCGTCCACCACGGCCAGAGCGTCCC